TTGTCAGTGGCGGGGGTGTTTGCTACACCTGCCTGGGATACTCTCCTGGCTGCCGACATCCCCGACTTGTCTTCCATCTACCGGCCAATAGGTGGGGGGTCTTCTACATTACCGGCGTTTCTGGTGAGGAATTCAACTGCACAAACAGATATGGCCATAGAAACGGAGGTAACGCTGGTTTTTAATACTGAAATACTTGACCAAGGTAGTAATTTTGCATCCAATACATTTACTGCTCCTATAACCGGAAACTATCAAATTTCGTTCTCTGTAACGCTTACAGATGTTGATACTGCGATGAGTTATTTCAACCTCTATTTAGTAACAAGTAATAGAATATATTCCAATTACTATGCACCGTGGTTTACGGCTGACGTGTCGTATTTATGCGTTAATCTTTCAGTTCTTGCCGACATGGATGCTGGCGATACAGCCGTTGTTAAATTCTTACAATCAGGCGGAACTGCACAAGTAAACGCAGGCGGTGCGGCTACATTTAGTGGCTACCTGGTCTGTTAAAGGAGAATAAAATGGAGCTATCAATCGAAGATAAAGCAATTTTGGCCTATGTGGTCATCGATCCTGATGCCTGGGTGGCTCATGCGCTTGCAACAGTGGGGGAATCGGCGGTCACAGCAAAGATTGAGCGCTGGCGCCCCGTGTATAAAATGGAGAAGGTTAAACCTGGTTATAAAAATCGGGCAGAGAGAGACTTGGAAGAAGAAGGTTCCTTAAAACCAACTATTGAACAGATTACGGCGCAAGAGAAAATAAAGAAAGCCAAAGATGATTTGTTGGCACTGATTGCCGCTCAGGATGCCGATAAGGCCAAGGTTAAAATTGAGGATATTCTCAATCGTCTATACCAGATTGAGATATTAATAAACGTAAGGTAAGGAGGAATGACTATGGAAAAGGAATTGGAACTGCTGCGGTTGAAGCAGCAAAATGTATTACTCCAGGCGCAGTCCCTTGAGAGAGATGTATTGGTAAGGGAACACTCCCGATTGATGGGGGAGGCTCAGGAGTTGCAGCAACAAATAATGAAAGTGGAGGAGGAGGTGAGGCAAAATGAAATTAATCAATCGAACCCCGTTTATCCTGAGCCTATTGATCGTAGTTTTATTGCTGGGTAGTGCTGCCAGCGCCGGACAGGATGTTAAGTTTGCCTGGGACCCACAGAATGATCCCGCCGTCACGGGGTTTAAACTGTATATGGCATCGACGGCAGGGGTGGCGGTAACCCAGGCCAACCTGGTAGCCACCATACCTGGAAGTACGGTCACTACCTATACCCAACTTAATACGCCCACGGGCGCACACTATTGGGTGCTGACGGCCTATCAAGGAGCGCTGGAAAGCGGACCCAGCAATGAAGTGACCTATACCGTGAAGCCCAAGACCCCTACGGGTCTGACCAACACCATCACCCTTACATTTGGTGGGGTGAAGGTGGCAGTTACTAAACAGAAGTAAATAGAGAGGTGATACCATGAGCAATGACCTGACCATCTACAATCAATACGCCCCGATCATGGATACCGGGGATGGCCTGCTCTATGTAGGAGAGGCCACCATCAGCCGGGTTATACAATGGTGGGTTCACACTTTCTTTATCCCAAAGAAGGATAAGGAGAAGCCCATTTTCAACCACGGCAATCTGGTACTCCGCCTGGCTGAGTATGAAGGAAAGACAGATCGTAGGTGGTGTTTGGATGCCCGGTCAAGTGGGGCCTATCCTGTATTATTGTCCCGTTACCTGGAAGAATATGATGGTCATTGCTGGTGGTATCCCCTTAAGGATCAATATAACCCTCAACGTATTGCCATTGGGTGTGCAGCGGCAGAAATGGCAGGCACACCTTATGACTTTGGGGGCCTGGTGAAAAATGCCCTGGGGCAGGTAAGCGCTGAGGCCCGGAAGGTGTTCTGCACCGAGTCTATGTTTATCGCCTATAGGGATGGAGGGAAGATAATCATCGGAGACAAGGTTCCTCGTCCCGACCAAGTACCCTTACTAACCGGGTGGGATGGCAAGTGTATTTTTGAAAAACCTATCAAACTATTTTAAGGAAGGTGCAAAATGAAAAAAATTTTAGCGTTACTGGCGCTGGTGGGTCTGCTTGCTTTGGTGGCCTGTGATCTCCAGCAAACTCAAACCTGTTCACAGGGGGGGAACACCCCTACAAACAATCAGCCGGTGGATTCCAATAATACCACTAATCCAACTCCGGCTCCGTGAGGTGGCTTATGAAAAGAATATTTCTAATCGGATTATGTCTAATATTTCTGGTCGGATGTGGAGCGACCATGGAACAGATAATCAATTACGACAGGGACGGGAAGGTCGTTTCCAAAATAACCAATCTGAAGGACATGGGGTATTCTGAGAAAGATGGGAAAATGGTAGTTGTTCCAAGGTCATCTTTTGGTGACTTCTTCACTAAGTTCTTTAAGGCTGTTTTTGAAGAGATTGGAGTATTGGCTCCAATTGCCGCCCCGATTGTGGAGAAGGTTGTAGTCAAATGATTCGGTTCGATCTATTATTTTGGATATTCGTGGGGGGGATACTGGTAGCCTGGTTCTATTGGTGCCTCCCCCGCCTGATTGGATAAGGGGGGGGGTTAAACTGATGGACAAAGATCGTGAACCCGTCCAAGGATGGTACTGTGAAGAAAGGCGGAGTGAAATGAAAGAAGACATCAGCGCTGTGGAAAAGTGCTTTGAGGACATCAAGAAGATTGCCATGAAGGGGTTATGGGTCTTCGTTATTGGTATCCTTGGCTTCCTCGGTGTACAGATGTTCTCCCATGTTTTTACCGGTAATGGAGGGGTGACAGCCGTACAGATTCAGAAGTTTGTTAGTGATGCCATTGACAAGAAGATGTCCACCCCCACTATCAATCCATGAGGTGAACAATGAGCACCCGTGATCCTGATGACCTGACACCAGAGATGTTTGCCCGCTATCAGATGTGGAGTGTAGGGATGACTGAGGCCGGACTATGGTATATCCTCACCCGTGTAGCCTGTGACTATCAGGAGCAGGTGGCACTGTTTGCCCAAGGGAGGAACAATCTCAATGCCGTCAACTGGTATCGTAAGTTGGCAGGGTTGGCCCCTATCCCCCGCCAGGAGAATCATATAGTGACCTGGACTCTCAACTCTTTCCACATCGTCAGCCTATCAGACAATGACTCTTTCAACGACAAATCCCGTGCTTTTGACTTTGCCATCACTACCCCGGATAATAGGAGAGTATTATGGGACCTCAAAGTGGACACTAATACCTCCAGCGGTCCCGACTACCATGAGGCGGGGGTGCTATGGGAAGGGTTAGGTGGGGTGTGGGGGGGCCGTTGGGCGCACCCAGACTGCCCCCACTGTCAGTAGTTTACTCCCTTTAATGGTCCTTCTCCTCTTTTCTGGTATCCAGTTCCTTTAAAGCATGAAGAAGGGCTTGTATTGCCATAGCCATCGCGGTAATAGCTTTACCGTTAATGTCAATCATGCTTTCAATAAACTTTAACCTTATGTTAATATCTTCTTTTAATCCCATTGCTGCTCACCTCCTTCCAAACACCTCATCCAACTCCTTGAGTTTTGCTTTTGTCCTCACTCTGACATTCTGGAACTATTTGCACCCCCTGGGGATGCACTTCTCCTTAGCCTCCTTGTTACCTACAGGACGCCGATGGTAGATGCACCGTCCTCCACTACCATAGACGCTCATCACCTATCAGTCTTTCTTAAGTAGAAAAATAACAACACTCCCAACCCTAAACACACCCCTACCTTTATAATTAAAACGAACGGCCAGCCCCCCACCCGTAAAAGAAAGTAGATAAGGGGATTGGCCTCTGATGCCCCCAACTGCAACAGCATCCAAGTTTGGTAAATATCAAGGATGTTGTAGAAGAAAACAAGAATGTACAACAACCACAATATCATCCGCATTTCCCCTCCTCCTCCCCCCATTTACCATCATTCGGTCCTCCAATGAACAGTATCGTAGGCATCTCACACCAACCCTTTCTGCACTGCCAGCCATTCAGGGATAGTGATAATCTCCAGGGCATCTTCATCTTGTAATATAATTTCAATCTCCTCCGACATCATACCTTTGAACTCCTGTATGAATGCAATAGGCACCCATGCTTCAGTCCCATCCTCCTGTTGTACTAATAGTGCCTTATCCGTATGGTGCACCACTTCCTTGATATCCACCTCTATTATCTTCCTGTTACCCATCACTACTCCTCCTTAAGTTGATTTCTTCATTGACCCCCACTTCTCCCCTACCTTTAGTTCTACTGATATCAGGATCGACAACTTCACCGTTGTCTCCATCATCTCTTGAATTATTGGTAGTACCCATTCCTCACCTTCCCTGTATTCAAAAAGTAAATCATCGTGAATCTGGAGCAAAGGTCTTACTACCCCTACCGGTAACTGTGTCAGGAACTCCCCCCACACCTTCACCATTGCCTTCTTGATTATTCCCTGTGCCCCTGATTGCACCGGTTGATTCATGGCATAGCGCAATCCCTCCTCTACAATCTTCTTGCTGGTAGAGTGGACCTCTGGTGTTAGCCTCCTCCTACCAAACATATCTGCTACCCATCCATAGCGCCGAGCATGGGCCTTGATCTCCTCTCGCCAATCCTTTACTCCTCTAAAGATACTAAGCCAGGATGCAATCATGTCACCGCAAGCTCCTTCTGTCCATAGTATAGGTTGTCCTGCAATCCGAGCAGAGGTGTTAGCGCCCTCTGTTTCCATCTTTAACATTAATCCTATTGGGCTGATACCATATAGTATACCAAAGTTTACAGTCTTTGCCGGTCTGCGATGCCTTTCATCATTCAACTCACCAATTGGAATGCCAAACATTCTGGAGGCTGTGCTACTGTGGATGTCTTCTCCTCTATGAAAGATGCTGAGCATGACCTCATCTTGGGATTCATGAGCGGCTACTCGCAACTCTATTTGTGAGTTCCTACTTATAAGGCCATTTGCCAGAATGTAATTGTGATCTTTCTCTACCGTGATCTGGTACGCCCTCTCACTTGTAACCCGTACCAACCAAGCCACCTTGTGATTCTTTCCTTCAAAATAACATTTACGTGAGCAGTAGATTGCGTTATGAGAGGGTGGGCTATAAAAAGCAACTTTACAGATCGGACATCTCCTTTCCATCCCCTTACGTTTTCCGTAATTAGGGTTATTTTTACCGTAGTATGTTCTCCTTACTTTGAGCATACTCCTTAATGCGTTCTGTCGAACTATATCGGACCGTGTCCCTTCCTTTATTCCCCTCCAAAAGTGTTTGAACCCTTGAGAGCGGTTCTCTGCCTTTGGTAGATACTGTAGATTATCACTTTTCCAGTTAAGATAATCACCATCTTTATGGTCACATTCAAACCCCTCTAATACATCCCCCAGTTTCCATTTGGACACCAACCTATGCTTATATTTATAGTTACGGTGTGAGTATATCCACCAAGTAGGGTATCTGCCAGACACACCCTCCTTGACATGCGATAGATGAGTACCGACCTTAAGGTTTGCGGTCTTGACCCACCCACCACGAAACATTCTCCACTTATGCTCCCCTGTACATCTCACAGTAGATCCATCCTCAAGTCCTATCTCCCACATATCTTGTACACCGATACACAGTGTCTTTTTAACTGTGTTGAAGGTAAGAGAAGGTTTTGGTCCAGGGGTATTAACAATAGACAACACCCCATCACCAACCTCAATGTTCATTATTGGTATTTCTCCCCTATTGGTTATTATCTTTGTACTGCCAGCAAGACAGTAGTCAAAGGATGCCAAGACGTATCCTGGTGAGGCCACAAAGGCATTGCGGATCAGTCTGGACTCCTCAGTCCTCACAGGTTGCTGCTGTAGGTTAGGCTCCTCCATTGCCAATCTGCCTGTGATAGTACGAGTGTTCTTGATAGTGGTATGCACCTTACCATCACTATGGATCATAGTAGGAATGACATCAACAAACATAGACATCAATGTTTCATATTTCCTCCAGTCAAGAATAAGACCAATCTCAGGATAGCCCGTCCGTAGCGGTTCCAATATTTCTACTCCGGTGGATTGCAGTCCACTCTTTCCCCTCCGCTTGCGTCCGATGATCCCTCGCTTATCCATCATTTCTGCTACCTGCTGTGATGAGCCGGGGTTGATATGATAGCCGATTGCCTTTTGCAACTCCCTTTCCTTTCCTTGCATCTGGGCAGCGAATGCTGTCCCTACCTTAACCAAGGCTCCTCGGTCCACAGTGATGCCGTTCCTCTGCATCTCCAGGAGCATGGGAATGATCCCGATATCCATCTCATAGGCTTCTTGCAGCCCCTCATCTTCTATACGCTTTTTGAGAATGGGATATATGCGCCGGGTGGCGTCGGCATCCTTGCAGGCATAGGTGAGGGCATCTTGCTCCTCCACATCCCTTAGATCGACACCGGGCATTGGGCCAAGCTGGGCTTCAACAACCTCTGTGCCTTCCATCTTGTTCCAACGCTCCCGGAGATCATAAGGAGACTTGTCAAAGTCTTTCATTGCTCTGAGTATCTTCTTACCGATGTTCTGTGGCTTCTTGATATGGGGTACACCCTTCACCAATGATAATTGTTCCTTGGGATTAGGCCATTCCAATAGTGACGCACCCAAAAGATACAGTAGTGCTTTCTCCACTCCTACCTTGCTCACCACCTCTCCGTACTCCTTCATCTCCATCCCACATAGACGATAGGCCAGGGGTTTCAAACCTTGAGGGAGACCGCCCAGGAGGTAGGCCATGACCATTGTATCCTCGATGTGGGCAGGGTGGATATCCAGTCTGTGCAGTACCTCAAGGTCGAACATAGCATTGTGGAGGATGGTAGTTGTGTTAGGGAACTCCAAATTGTCCTTTATTGAGATCAACGTTAATCCCCCTGTAACCCCTACCATATATCCTCTACCCTCTGCACCCGTCAATTGCACATACAGAGGTCCACCATCCCACTTTGTCTCTGTGTCTATAGCTATCAACTCTGATCCATTTATTGTATCCCAATTTGACATCCGCACATATTGGGGGTTGAGGTATTGATCCTTCTTCCATACCGTTTCCCCATTCAGCCACCGCCCCAACCTCCTAAACCCCTCCTCAATCATAGGCAACATTCGGGTCTGGTGGAGACCCAAGGCGGGGTGGTAGAGAGGAAATAGCCAGGGGTCTGTTGTTTGTGGTATGCCCCACACCATATCAAGGATAAGGTAGGGATTGAAGTGGCGGAGGGCTATTCCACCCAAAGTGACAAACACCTTTGGACTTATAGCCCGCATCTCCTTCATCAAATAGTAGTCACAGCGCTTGATAACCTCTGGCAGGGGGTCCTCATTCCCCGGTGGGTTGCACTTCACCACATTGGTCAGGTAGATGTCCTCACGATCAATGTCGATGCCCTTGAGGAACCGTGTCAGCTCATCACCAGCCGGTCCTGTGAATGGTCGGTGGCTGCGGAAGGATTCATCCATACCTGGGGCCTCCCCGATAAACATCAGCTTGGCGTTGGGATCGCCATATCCCTGCACATACCCCCGTTTGTAATAGGGACATTGACTACAGATTGCCAAGTCTTGTTTCATTTTCCCTCCCGTAGTTTAAGGATCAGCCATACTGTCTTACAAAGATAGCATATCCACACCCCCTCCGCATAATTCTTCTTTTTAACAAGGGTCCCTGTACAACATATCGGACAATTCATTCTTCATTCCTCCTTCACATACCCCCGCTTATAGTAGGAGCATTGGGAACAAATGCCAAAGTCCTGCTTCATAGTCTTCCTCCTGGTTGTCAAGTGTCCTAACAGTCCCCACCCATCTTGGTCTTGAGCGCCCTATTCCACTCATCGTGTCCTTCTCCTTCTCCCACAACTCAGCCATCTTGGTTGTGAACGCCCTATCCCATACTTCTCTCTTCCGTTTCCACTTGCCATTAAACACCCTGCCTGCTGTCAAGTTAGCATAGTTCTCTGCCTGTGGAATGAGGGCATTCCTCCTGGTTTGATACTCCAGATCACCCTGTGGTATTGGATGGGTATACCCCTTGAACACGTCATAACTCTGTATTCCTCTCATATCTCTCCTCAATGTATCACCTCCCTCCTTTCCAGCCCCAAAAAGGGGGTCTGGGCGATTGTAAGACATCCACTACCTTTCAGGTCTGCTCTCTACACCCCAAATAGCTTACGCTACGGGGTGTAGGATCAACTTTAGGCCCCTGGGTGGTATGAGACTGCTCCCCCCCGGTTCTAAGGGGTAGATCGAGGCTCCTGGGGCATCCTGGTGAGCTACCCCTAATGAATAACTGGACACTCCTCCCGCTCCCTCTCTGTCTCCATCACCCCACAGCTGGGACAATCCCCATCACACACTCTCTGATTATTAAGTATCCCAACAGCCATCATCTTCTCCATCTCCTGTAGTATCTTATAGACCTCCAGCAGATGGTCAATCAGCACCCTTACTCTTTCCTTCTCATCCATTACCTTTCCTCCCTTGTAAGACATCCACTACCTTTTGTGCTATTTTCTCCCCCACCCCCTCCACCTTCATCCACTCCCTCTTATCCGCCAGTACCATACTAAGCAGCGAATCAAAATGCTCCTCTGCCGCTCTTGATCTCTTTCCCACTATAGGTCTGGACCCCTGGCTCAACACACAGGCAGCAAAGTATTCCATTGCCGATGGTTTGCGGAATCGCACATTCTCCACAAGGGGATAAGGGGCAACTATGTGTGATCTGTGTTCTTCCCACTCCTTCTCTGTCCACCACTCATACAACGCTACTACCTCTTGTACAGTACCCATCTTATTTGCTGTAGGGTGTAACCTTATCCCCCACTTAATCTCCTGGGTGAATAGGAATTTTCTTATACTGTTGGCTGTGTACCTTGTCTCTCCATTCCTTATATCTTCCCACTTACCGTGTTTCTTTGATTGTAGTATTCCTGTCTTGGGATCACCCCGCCACTTTCCTTCAACAATGAGGTAAGATACCTGATACTCCTGTATCATCCCTGGTATCTGATGCCCCACCAATCTTCCTATTGATATATCACCGGCTATTTCTCTTATTAGTTTTCTTTCAATACCGATATTATAGGGCATACCCCCGGGGCCATTACCAATAAAACTAAAATCACCGAATTGCAGGGTGGCAAGCTGGGCGCTACCTTTGGGGAATAGGGGGAACAATTCTTTACTGCCGATACGGCTATCGACTAAAATCATTAGGCATCACCCTTTCTGAATAGTCGTTGTCTTCCATCTCCTCCTCATCTCCCCGCTCCAGGCAATCACACGGCACCCCATCACTCAGGTCAAATTGTTGTCTGCATATTGGGCAGACACCGAGGTTAATATTACTCATTTCTCCACCTCCCTCTCCTTTTCATATCGTTTATTGATTCTTTCCTCCAGGAACAGCAACAACAGATTGATGTCATCCGTCTCCACCTTCTCCTCTTTCCCCTCTTGTTCCGCCAGGAACCTCTCCAAGCTCCTTATCCTCACTCTGACACTCACATCCATTGTTCTGTTTCCCCCCACTGGTGGATTTTTGAAAAACGTGGGCTTCTTACGATATTAGTCTTTTTAAAGTAGTGGAAACTCTTACTCTGATTCATCCCACGTGAGGCTTTTATATTTCCCACACCAAATATCCGGGCGTGTTTGAGGGAAAAAGGCATTGACCGCCAGTATTGGTTTTCCTCCTAATGCTGCCTGAACAGGCATAAGAATGGGGGTAGGACAACTCTCTCTACATTCCCCATCGTCACTTTTCTCTACCTTATTCCAATACGTGCAGGACACACAACTTTCTTTATGCTCCATTATCCTTCTCTCCTTTCTACCCCATCACCATCACTTTTAAAAAGTCCCAATTACACATTTCACCTTCCAGGTCCATCCCGGCCACATCAGGATTCTGGCGACAATCTTCTATGGTGAGGTGGAATGGTCCACTCATCCCATCTCTCCAAGCCAGCAAGTTGATCTGTACCAGGTAGGAGGTATCCTTGAACCCGGCAGGCTCATCACCCCCTGTTCTCACATCTTTGATATACTCATCCTTCATCTTCTTAATTAGGATGAGGTTCTTATCACTGACAAAGGCCAGACGCAGTAATTCCCGGAACTCAGCATTGACAGGCCCATACTTGTAACTGGATTCCCTGGGCATAGCCAATGATCCCAGCCGGGCAAATCGTATCAGGTCAAATGCCTCACTCTCGGTATCTAATACCACCGTTCTTACCTCTTTGGACCTCAGAAAGTATAGATAGTCCTCCTTTAACTTATCCCATACCGGCTGTGCCAAGGCTTGGGTACTGGCCCCCATCTCTGTTCGGTAGATGTAGTTGTTGGTATATATTTCCTTTAACTTTCTAAATTTCTCAATCACTCCCTCCAACCCTACATCCAAATTGATATGGGCTATAGGTGGGGGCGCAGTCAAACTGAAATTCGTTTTCCCCGTCTTCCACCTCCCTTTCACTACCACCGTCATCCTATCCGGTATGACGAGTTCATTGGCGTCCACCCATCCTTCTGGTAATCGCATTCCTACCACCTCCCCATCTTTCTAAAGGTATCAATCACCTTTTGATTATGTTGATATTGTTTATTCTGCGTTTTCACCAACCACTCTATCTGGGGCTTATCCTCCCTTACCTGTTTCTCTATTTCTCCGATTCGGTGATGGTCTATACAGAAAAACACCAACCCACTCAGCATTAGGAGACAGAATAACATTGCCCCGATCAATGCCACACCGTTCACTATCTTACCCCAATTCATTGTCCTTCCTCCTTTTCAAATTCCATTAGATTCGACAGGCGTATTTTCAGCCTGATTTTTCTTCAATCTTCTGCATATCCTCAACGGATATTTCTTTTTCCAAAGGCTCAAAGAAATAAACCTTCTCGTCCTCTATTCGCTTCTCTGCAATTTCACAATATGCTGGGTCTTTTTCTATTAAAATACAGTTTCGGTTTAATTGCTTTGCCATTTTGCCTACTGTTCCACTTCCTGCAAATGGGTCGAGTATCACGTCTCCCTCGTTTGACCAAGAGAGAATATGGTCATGGGCAAGAACATCTGGAAACTTTGCTGGGTGTCCCGTCTTTGCATTTCCCTTATCAGCAGGGATGTTCCAGATATTCCACCGAAGACCAAACTCTTTTATATCTTTCCCATAGCCACCTGCTCGCCTTGTTGTGCCATCAGAATTTCTATCCGTTCCAGTGATCTTTCTTCCAAAACTAATATTCTTTCTATCTGCTATAAGATTTTTGGTGTGTGGTGATGCCTTACTCCAAACAAACATATACTCGTAACAGCTTTGATACCTATTGGCATCGGGAAATGAAATACCGTCTTTAGCATATATCATCGTATCGTGCAGATTAAACCCACACTCCATAGCCCACAATGCTTGTTTGAAAGATGTTCCAGTTTCACTTCCGTTGATTGTTGCATCCCCCACTACCCAAACAACAACCCCTCCGTCTTTTACTATCCTAAACAATTCTTGAATGACTGGTTTCCAAACATGTTCCCCCCAATCTAAACTCCCATTGTATGTTCGGAGGTTGTCGTAAGGTGGAGAAGTCAAAGCCATATCAATACTCCCATCAGGAATATCTTTCATCTTCTCCAAGCAATCGCCTTGTATCAGTTCAATCTTGGGCATCTTTCAACTCCTTAACTAATTTCTCGTTTGCATCCACTTGGTCCTCTTGTACCGGGCTGTGGTTGTGGGGCTTTCGCCTTGCCTTCCATCACTTAGCCCT